CCAAATGTATTTTTAGCAGCGGCAGTACCAGCTGAATCTTCTACTTTAGCAAAATCCCCAATTCCAAAAATATTACCAATAGCTCCAAGAAGATCCTGAGTATAACCAATTATTACCCCAAATACTCCTGCTACAAACCCTAAAAGTTTAAATATAGGTAATAAAGTAGTTCCTAAATTAACAAAAGTTTGTTTTAATTGCTCCATAGCAGCATTCATTTTATCCTGAGTTGATTTAGCTTCCATTCTATCAGCTAATTCTCCTTTACCTTCAGCTCTTAATTCTTTTGCTGTCTTATTCATTGTTTCCATATTAAACAATTGATCAGCTACTTGATCTGCTGTCATCCCCATAGCTGCTGCTAAAGCATCTTGTTGAATAACATTCATTTTAGAAAATTCAGTAAAATCACCCATATTTGCAGATAATTCTTTAGCTAATGTTTCAGTATCTCCCATTAAAGCTGCTGCTCTTGCTCTTTCTAAATTTAATTGTTTACCTGTTAGTAATTCAGCATTCATTTCAGCTGATATAGATGATTCAAAATCTAATAATTGTTTACCTGCAGCCGCTACATCTTTCATATTAGTACCTAATAATTTAGCTTGTGTAACTGCTTTCGATATAGCTACAACATTACCACCCATATTAGCTCTCATTTGACCTGTTATTTGTCCAGTTTCTTCTAAAACTGCCTTCATATCAATTTGAGTCTTAGCTTGCATTTGGAGTTGATAACTTGACCCTAATATATTTTCATAATTACTTTCTAAAGATGTACCTGTTGCTTCTGATGCTGCAGCTAAATTAGCTGATGATGTAGCACTAACACCTAATACTTGTTGAAGTTTGGTAGCAGAACCTAAAGTATCTTTTGAAAACTTAGCAATAAATCCTAATTCTTTATTTATAGACATAAATGTCTCAAATACTTTAGTACCAGTTATTGCTATATCACCCGTTCGCATTGCTGCTTGTTGTAACCCTTGGTTAAATGATCTAGCTTCACTAGCATTTAACATCATAGTTTTCTGGAGCTTGGTGGCTTGTGCATCTGCTTTTAAAAGACCTTGTACAAGTTCTACAATTATTGCAAGTGGGCCTAATGCTTTAGTTAATGCTGGTCCTAAAGATTTAATACCAGCCATCATAGATGACATTCCTTTAGGTAATTTTGCTGTTGTTTTAGAAATTGCATCATCTAAACCTTTACCATCTTTCCCTAATAATCCTTTAAGATCTTTTTGATTTGCTGTTCCTTTTTTAGTAAAGTTGATTTTATCAGTAATGCCTAATCTATCCGTCATGTCTTTTGTTACTCCCTTTCCACTTTTTAAAGCTGCTATATCTAACTCTCTTTGCTTTTCCATAGCAAATTGAGTATCCCTTGCAGCTTCGGAAGCATCATCAAACATTGAAGTAAGGGAACTCATACCAGGAATAGCCTTAGATATATCTGACAGAAAACCAAAGGCACTAACTCCTTTACTATTATTTAATCTTTCTTGAAATTTAACAGTATCTTCTAAACCCTCATTAAATTTACTCTGTTGTTCTATAGCATTATTAATTGCCTCTAAAGCTCCTGGATCGTTCTTAAAATCACCATAACGCTTTGCATATACAAGATTTTTAAACTCTTGATCCCCTTGAGCTTTTAAGGCATCTAATTTTTTCTTGTCTATTTTAGCACCAGTAAGATTTATTTGATTATATTGATCTGCTATACTAACTAAACCTTTGAATGATTTTTTAGCTAAAGATAATTCAAAATTAGTTTTAGTTAATTCTGAAAGACTGCCTTTAAATGAATCAGAAAAATAACTTAATTCATTGTTAATATCATTAATTTCTCCTCTTAATTTAACTAATTCTTCATTAGCTTTAGCAATGTTTTTTGCTAAAAAATCAGCTTTTTCAACTTTACCTAGTTCTTTTCTAAGCAGTTTAATTTGCTGATTGATTTCATTTATATTCAATTGGCCCATTAATATTAATTTTATTATAAATATTAAAAATTATTATTTTTTAGACATTTTAGTTGTATAGTTTGGTTGAGATTTAGATGGTGTTTTTGCGTTTTTTAAGAATTCAGGAGATGTTACTTTACCATCAGTAGTTACAGACTTAGCACCACTACTTTTTCCTCTTGCTTTTTTTATAGCTTCTGCTTCTTCAGCATAATGATTTTGAATTTTTGTAAAAGTAAATTTACGTAACCATATAGGCATATCATATACCGTATGCCAGTCATATCCACCTTTACCATGAAATAATATTTCGTGAATTTGTGTAAAAAGTGCTACCCTATAAGTCTGCGTCAGGCCAAAAAAACCTGATCCCTATAGGGATCACAACGTCCTCCTCACCGTCTTTAGTTTCAACTGTCACTTTTAAATCTACGTCCGGCTGTGTATCTCTAATGTGATTTCGAAATGATCTAGAATCTCTTGCTAATAAATAATTATCTACAAATTCTCTAATTTCTTTTTTATCTTCGTTTCCATCAACTGATATAATCATTCTTTTAATACGAGTTGAAATAAGTGGATTTACAGATGCATTTAATTTTTGTAACCCTTTAATTTCTTTATTTACTGCAACTTCATCTCCATGATTTAAATATTTATAAGTAATTACAGTACCTGATGTAGGAAATGTATAAGAATATTCATTTTTTCCATTTTTAAATAAAGATTCATCAATTTCTTTATTATTCATTTTTGATAAATCAGCTTTAACTTGCTCACCCATCCACATAAACTCATAATCATTACCATAACCTAATATTCTTGCTGATATTAATAGTGCATTTTTATCACCTATAATTAAATCATTATAGTTTATATCTTTTGATACTATTAAAGATTGTAATAATTTATCTAATACAGTACCATCAGTAATATAAGAAGTATTTGTTAATATATCTTCTTCTCTAGCTGTTCATGTATTTAATTTCAACTTTTCCACTTGATAGTGGATTATCTTCAGGGTAAAGTAATCCTTTTGAAGGTAATTCTACAACTTCTGTTGGGAATTTTGGTTTATCTATGCTCATATCTTTTATTTGTTATAACTTAATTTCATGTATACATATATAACATAAAAAAAAGCTTGACCGAAGCCAAGCTATTCTTTAAAATTGTATAATTTCTTTTAGAAATTTAATACACAGTAATCCATTCCTAATACTAATTGGATATCTTGAGCTTCTGCTTCAGTATCCCAATTAAATCCTTTAAATGTTGCATTTTTAATAAATGCTCCTTTTATAATCCATTCAGATACTACATCACCTACAGGTCCTAATACATTGATAGTTAAATCTTTCTTATAGAAATCAGAGTAACCATCTCTACCAGTAACTGATTCATGATGTAATCTAACCCACTCCATAGTAGCTTGTGCTCCTGATGGTGTAATTGGATCATACAGTGTCATATTTAAATCACCCCATTTAGCTTTTCCTTTTACTTTTCTGTAAGTATTGATGTGATTTAATACAATTTCTCCTTGCTCTAAAGTAATTTCACCAACTTCTTTAATCATATATGATGGTACACCATCTACATACATTATAAATCTATTGGCAACTTTTGGTTCAAAAGCTGTGAAGAACATTTCGTTTGGATTTACTACTGCCATTTTATTATTGTTTTATTTTATTATACATATTATGTTTTATACTTCTTATGATGGAAATTGAGCTCCAGTTGGTAAAATGTTGAAATCTAAGTAAATAAATTCAGCTGTTTTAGTTGGTTGGATATAAATCGCACCTACCATTTGGTTTCTATCAACTACATCTGGTCCATTATTAGAAGCATCCATAACAACTTTAAACGCATATAAACCTTGTCTTTGTTGTACTGACTCTAAATATGGGTTTACTTGTGATAAGAAATTATTTCTTGTTGCTGCTGTATTTTGTTCAAATACTAAATTATCAGCAATTTGTACAATATATGATTTTAATGCTATTAATAATCTTCTAACATTTATTCTATCTAAAGCTGATGCTTGAGATTGTAATGTTTTCTGACCAAATACTACAACTCCTCTTCCTGGGAATGTAGCTATTGGATTTACTTTTCCTGTATATAAAGTATCTCTATTAGTTTGAGTTAATTTTCTTTGTGCTTGTACTACCGTACTTAAGCCACCTCTGTTAATTCCAGCGGGAGCGAACCAAGCTTCACTTGTTCTGTCATTATACGCGTACACACCCGGAATCATCGATGAAGGTACTGTCCATACTAAATCTCTTGTATCAGGATCTATTATTTGTACCCATGGCCAATAAGCTGCTGCATATGAATTATCAAGTGTACCTGCTTGTGTAACTGCTGTTGTAACTGACCCACCTGCATAGCTAACTAAATCTACAAT